TGCTTCGGTACTGCCGACGAGACTTCATACAAGGCTATGCAGGGTATGACATCGTTCGGCTGGTATGCCAACGAGGTGTCGACCCATCACCCGAACAGTATCATCGAGGCCTTCCAGCGATGCAGTGGCGAGGGCACGAGAGTTTTCTGGGACACCAACCCAGACCATCCATTCCATCCGGTAAAAACCGAGTACATTGACCATAGCGGCCTCAGGGGTGCCGACGGACAACTCCTGCTGAAGTCGTTCCACTTCACTCTCGAGGACAACGAATACCTCACGCCCGAATACATGGAGCAGGTAAGGCGCACGACACCCGCCGGCATGTGGTACGACCGACGTATCAAGGGTTTGTGGGTTGCCGCCGAGGGCATCATCTATGAGTCGTTTCACCGCGACAAACATATGTACGACCCGAAAGAGATCGAGATCCCGGAGGACTGGCGACGGATTCGCGGTATTGACTTTGGAACCGTCCATCCGTTTGTGATGCTCTGGGGTGCGATAGATCCCGATGGCAGGCTCTACATATACCGTGAGTATTTCAAGACTCAGACATTGATCAGGGGCCATGCGGAACATATCAAGAAGGTTTCGGGCGAAGAACGCTACTGGTGGACCGTCTCCGATCACGATGCACAGGAACGGCTGGAGTATGAAAGTCACGACATCCCAACCCAGCCGGCGCAAAAGGCCGTGCTGCTCGGTATCGATAGAGTAGCGCAACGGATGGTCGACCAGATAGACGGGCGGCCTCGAGTTATGATATCACAAGATTGTCCGGAGCTGCTCCGACAGTTGGGAACCTACCGATGGGTCGAGATGCAGGATGGCAAGCCATATCGCGAGGAACCGCTAAAGGTAGACGATGACGGCCCCGATGTACTACGCTACATGATAATGGAACTCGACAACAACACCACGCCGATCATCTCGAAGGGCTTTCGCGGAGGGAGATAATCATGCAGACAACCGAAGACATTCTCAGGGCAATGGACGCGGATAACCAATCGGTCGTGTCGGATATGCTTTGGGATCTCATTCGGACCCACAACACGGGCGATGGACAGATCCAAAAGTCGATGTACGGCAGATACAAACAGTCCGAGGCCGATGTCCCAGTCTTCCACAAGTTCTACGCGAAATGGGAGGGCAAGGTCACTGAGCGGCTGCCGAACGATTTCTTCGGTGATATCGTGGACGTGGCTACCGGATACATGGGCAACGCCATCACCCTCGAGCTTGACAAGAAAATGGTGGGCGAGGACGAGATGGAGGCGCAAGATGAATTCTTGCGGCAATGGTCACGGGCTGAGTCCACGACCGATGAGAATAGCGAACTGGTAAAGATGGCGAAGGCCGCCGGGAAGTCGTTTCGGTTACTGTATCAAGAGGACGCGCAGGCACAGATCATGAATCTCGACCCGTGGGAAACCTTGGTTTTCTATGACGCCAGTCTCAAAAAGCCACAGGCTGCTATGCGATTCTGGGAAGTCGAGGAACCCAGGCCGACCAACAACGGTATCGGCCTCCAGAGTCCAGGCCGCCGATCTGATCTTGATGAGAAGTCAGCACCCAACATGAAGTATCGTGTCGAGTGGTACGATGAGACGACTATCACCTTCTACCGGGAGAACGATGCCGGCGATTTCATTATTGACACCAGCCAGCCAGCGCCGCCGGCAGAGACCGCAGGCACCGGGACTCAACCGCATTTCTTCAACGGTATCCCGGTCATCGAGTTTCTCAACAACGAGGAAGGTCTGGCCGAACCACAGAAAACTACCCGGCTGATAGACGCCTATGATGACATCATTTCCGACAGCACTTCCGAGGTCGAGCAACTCAGAATGGCCTATATGTACGTCAAGGGCATGGGCTTGAAACTGGATCCCGAGCTTGAGGAGAATCTCGAGCAGACCGGGATATGGCCTCTCCCTCCAGACGGCGAGATCGGATTCGCCGGTAAGGATCTATCCGGGGCAGCCGAGTTTATCCAGTACGTCCTCGCGGAATTGCGCGAGAATATCTATGCCTTTGGTAAGTCGATAGACCTCTCGAAAGACCGGGGCGGTGATATCCGCGTGATCGGCTGGCAGATCGCAATCCTACGAATGGAAATGTCGTCCCAGGTTACTGAGCGCAAATTCAGGCGGTCCTACCTGAGGCAGTACCAGCTGCTGACGGATTTCTGGCGAGCCAACGGCGGGATGGATATCGATCCGCTCAGTCTCGTATTCGTGTTTACGCGGAAGTTCCCTCGGGACGTGGGTCAGGAAATGGAAACTCTGCTCAACGCCATCCAGGTGCTACCGCTGGAGGCCGCCTATGCCCAGGCGTCGTTCATCGAAGACCCGGTAGCACTCGCCGAACAGTTTAGAGAAGAAAGACCAGAAATGGCTGATATCCTCGAGGGGTTAGACAATGCCACAGAGCCGGAAGTGGAGTGATCTCGACCGACAGGTAAACAATGCCCTGCTGAAGACCACCAAGCGGGGCGACAGGCTTATCATTCGAGAATACTCTCGCGCACTAAAACAGATCCGAAACGAGATGGCAAAGCTCTACACGCGGGTCGCCGGTGATGACGGTGTTCTCACGCTTGCACAGATGACCAAGTACAACCGGATGCAATCCCTCGAGAAAAACATTATCCAGATCATGAATCAGAACCACGGCATCGTTGTCGCCCAGATGGACACCCTCGCCCGTGAACTTTACAACGCCAGTTTCTTTGACTACGCCTGGGCGTTCGATCAGAACTCCGGTGTGGCTATCACCTGGGGAACCGTCCCTCAAGAGGCTCTGGAAGCCATAACCAATAATCCGTTCGACTTAATAGCGAAGGATACCCTCAAAACCGTTCAACGCAACAAAATAAGGACCGCGATCAGCCAGGGGCTCATACAGGGGCAGTCCTTTCCGCAGATGATGCGCGGTGTCAGGCAAGCCATGGGAAGTGCCACATACCAGGCCATGAGGATCGCCAGGACCGAGGGCCAACGGGCCCAGAACGAAGGGACCGACGAGATATACGGTCGAGCCGTGGAGAACGGTGCCGAGGGTTCAGTGATCTGGGATGCGACTCTCGACGGCAGAACCAGGCCAAGCCATCGCGCCAAAGATGGCGAGGTCCGGGCCCAGGACGGTCGGTTCTCTCCTCTCGGCGGTGAACGTCCACGGTATCCGACCGATCCCATTCTCCCGGCGAAAGAGGCGATCAACTGCCGGTGTCGTCTCAGATTCCAGGTCGACGGGTACGCTCCACAACTGCGACGGACTCGAGATCAGGGTGTGATTCCGTATACAACCTTCAACGATTGGAGTGACAATCTGAACGCTCAGAACCAGTTTGTAGGTACGGTCCCGGCACCTGGGGCTTTTAACGCCACTTGACAAATCGTGATTCATGCCCCTATGTTTAGTTTCAGACTAACTAACAGCACTCGATGGCGAGTACATCGTGGGCGGGGAAGTAGACATGGCAATGACAGTTGAAGACTTGAAGGGAATCGTTCCTGAGGATCAGCATGAGGACTTTGACGCGCTAATCACGCAGATAGGCACTCATCCGGACCCGCTTGAAGGACTTACTGATGAGGGGTTCGTAGAACTACTCAAAACGAAAGCTGATTTCCGAAAGATTCACGACGCGAGACTGAGACAGGGGATCGATTCCTACAGCGAAAAGACTTTGCCGAAATTGCTGGCAGAGAAATACGCCAAAGAACACCCCGACGAGACCGATGAACAGAAGAGGATCAAGGCGCTGGAAATCAGGTCCGAGCAGGCCGACGCCCGTGCGTTGAAAGCTGAGTTGACAACGAAGGCGATCACAACGGCAACCGAGAAAGGGTTGCCCCTGGATCTCGTCAACCTGGCAATCGCCGCGGACGAAGAGACGACTCTCGGGAATCTTTCCCTACTGGAGTCGGCGTTTACGGCTGACCGGCAAGGCAACCGTGAGTCGTGGCTCAAGGACAACGGGCGAAAGCCGCAGAAGTCCAGCGAACCTGACAAAGACCTTTACTACACCGGCGAGCAGCTCGAGGCGATGAGCCCCGCGCAGCAGGCTGCCGATTGGGACAAGGTCCAGCGATCTCTTTCGTACATCGGGGAGAACGAAAGATCGTAGTACAGGAGTAATGCATGGCTAACTATGCTAATTTGAGGCAGATCATATGGGCTAACCGCCTACAGGTCGCCCTTCAGAAAAGTCTGGTCTACACCGACGTGTCCAACACCACCTACCAGGGCGAGGCCCGGATTGGTGGGACAGTAAAGATCAACCAGATCGGCGAGGTCGCAGTAGAGGACTATGTTGCTGGGACAGACATGACTTTCGAGACACTGGACGATGCGAGCTTGTCGATGGTGATCGACCAGCAGAAGAACTTCGCATTCACCCTTGATGATACCGATACGGTATTCGTTCAGAACAACCTGATCGGAGCGGGTATCGACCGTGGAACGTACAGGATCGCCGACAGGATCGACACGTTTCTCTCGGGCAAGTACACCGACGCCGGTATCGCCTACGGATCGGCGGCCTCACCGAAGGCCACATCGAGCGGGACTGTCTACCAGCACTTGCTCGAGTTCAGCGAAACCTTGGACGAGGCCAGCGTTCCCAAGGCTGACCGCTGGATCATCGTCCCACCGTGGATCATGACCAAACTCGGGCTCGCCGGGATCGCGTCCACTCTGAATCCTAACCGGGACATTTTCCGGGATGGATACGTCGGGCCAGTCGCAGGATTTGGCCGGGTGTATGTATCCAACAACGTCACTCAAATAGGTGGCACGGCGCACACCATCATGGCGAGCTCTGGCAGAGATGCCATTGCCTTCGCTACGGCTATCAGCGGCCCGATCAGAATCAGGGAAGCTGAGAAACGGCGTGCGACTAACGTCGACGGTCTCGTGGTATATGGGGGCAAGGTAGTCCGACCGGACATGCTTGGCGTCATGTATTCCAATGAGACGGCGAACTAGGGGGGTATGACATGGCAGCAGTCGTACTAACAGTCGTAACAGTAATTGGGACCGGTATCGAGGACAACGGATCAACGGCGACCACGGGCGGGACTATCACCGTAACGGTCACCGATCTGTCTCGCACTTTCGTGCGTTGCCAGAACGACTCGACCACCGCATCGGTCATCTTGAGTTTTGCCGCTGGTGACGACCCCATGGTCGCCGAAGGGATCGGGGCCCAGACCCTGACTCTCACCACCGCGCAGACACAGTACATCGGTGCAAGCTGGGATTCGTCAAGGCTGAAAAGCACTGCCGGAACCATCGTCATCACCGTACCGACGGCAGGGACCGTAACTGTCGACGTGGGGTACTTGACTCCGTACTAAGCAAAACGGGGGAGCTTCGGCTCCCCTTGCTTTTAGGAGGGCGA